GTAAGGGCGTGTTCAATGGTGAAGTGGGTAAGGTAATCGAAGTCAGTGACGTAGAGGAAGTAGTCGTAGACTTCGATGATCGTATCTGTCGTATCCCTCCTGCTGTTCAGCTAGTGTATAATAACAAGGTTACCGTTGGTTATCCACAACGTGATATCTACCTAGCCTACGTAGTGACTACGCATAAAGCACAAGGCAGTGAGTACGATCACATCGTATATGTATTGAACAAGTCAATGCTTGCGATGATGAACCGTAAGAACATGTATACAGCCTTGACACGAGCAAGGAAACATGCTACATTGATTACTGACATGGCGTCATTGAGCATGAGTGTAACAACTAAAGAACCGAAGGTGTTTAGTAAATGAGTATGCAAAAGCGTATCATCCTATTCAATGGTCCACCACGTAGTGGTAAGGACACTGCTGCATCCTTCATCTACAGTGCTAACCCATTCATTCATTGGTTCCGTATGTCGCAGCCATTGAAGGATATGGTATCAGCGTTCTTCACACTGAATAGCACAGATGCTAAAGTCATTGAGCAGCACAAAGATAACAAGTTACCGCTACTGTTTGATAACACATTCCGTGAACTACAGATATGGTTCAGTGAAGAATGTGCTAAGCCTAAGTTCGGTCGTGACGTATTCGGTCGCCTAGCACGTAGACGCATTGAGAATGCACTATCAAAGCTACACATCTGTAGTGACTGCGGCTTCATTGAGGAAGCTATCCCACTGTTAGACCTAGTTGGTCCGCAGAACATGCTCATTGTACAAGTATACCGTGACGGCTGTGACTTCACAAAGGATAGTCGTAGCTACATCACACTCCCTGGTGTGAAGACTATCAAGCTGGTAAACAGCGGCTCCATTCGTGACTACGAATACAATGTCAAGGCGGCAGTTAACCTATGGTTGGAAGCACAGGAGAGCTGAACCGTAAGTTCGTAGAACGTGCTACAGCAGCAGGACTGTCCTATGACTGCCTCGGTGATGGCAACTTCAATAGTGAAGTTGTCATTGTATCCGAGGCACCAGGGCCGCGTGAGACGCAGCTTAAGCTCCCCCTCGTAGGGGGGAGTGGACAGTTTCTGTGGAAAGTGCTAGCACAGTTTAACTTACGCAGACAGCATTGCTACATTACCAATGTAGTGAAGAAGCAGTTAGTCGATGGAGTGAAGGGTAAGGAGGGTCTATCGAAGAATGAGCTTAGTCATTGGAAAGCACTGCTAGATTGGGAACTATCACAGTTACCTAATGTTAAGTATGTGTTAGTCCTCGGTGGCCTAGCACTCGAAGCACTAGTCGGTGACACTGGCATTGAGAAGTGGCGTGGCTCTGTAGTCAATGACGGTAAGCGTACGTACGTTATCTCATACAATCCTGCATTGCTAATGCGTAAGCCTAACTTAGAACCCATCTTCTACCTAGATGTATCTAAGTTAGATGCAGTCATGCGTGGGCAATGGTCTGAGTATCAGATCGAACACTTGTACGATCCTTCACCGAAGGAGGCGATACAGTGGTGTGATCGTATGATACAGGAAGGCAAGCCTATTGCATTAGACATTGAGACTACTGCTGGTGAAACTGCATGTATAGGCTTGGCCAATGATGCTCACATTGGAATGTGCATTAACTTCAGATCACGTACTGACAATCGTTGGTCGCTTTCTGAAGAACGTGAAGTTCGACGAGGTATTCAACGGGTACTCCGTCACGCATCAACGCGGATCGTTGCACAAAATGGTGGATTTGACTGTGGATGGTTATGGTATAAGGATCGGATACGATCGAAAGCGTTATGGCTCGATACACTACTTGCTCATCACACACTCCACCCAACGTGGCCACATAATCTTGCATTTCTCACCGCGCAGTACACTTCGCATCCATACTACAAGGATGACATACATGAATGGCGTGAAGGCGGAGATATCTCCACCTTCTGGATGTACAACGTCAAAGACTGTTGCATCACCTGGGAGGTAGCACGTAAGCTAGAGGCTGAGCTACGTCAGCAACAGATGTGGGACTTCTTCCATGGCCATGTTATGCGACTACAGCCGCACCTTATCACTGCTACAGTGTTAGGTAATGACGTAGACCTACGTATGCGTGAGCAGCTTAACCATGACTATGGATTAGAAGTAGACCGTCTAGCGGCTGAGTTCAAAGCTGCTGCACGCATTGCTGCTAACGATCCAGAGTTGGATGTTAACCCTCTCTCGCCTAAGCAGCTAGGCTTACTGCTGTTCCAGAAGCTACGGCTTATCGGTAAGACTACATCGACTGATGAAGCTAACCGTAATACAATGATTGAGAACCCTCGTACACCTGAGGATGCACGGCGTATGCTAGTGCTACTTAATGAGTTCAAGGAACAGCATAAGCTGTATAGCACATACATCACTGCTGCTGTCGATCCTGACGGACGTATGCGCAGTGACTACAAGCAGTACGGCACACAGTTCGTGCCTGGACGGCTATCATCTAGTCAGACACTATGGGGTAGTGGTATGAACTTACAGAACCAACCTGAGCGGTTGCGTGGCATGTTCATTGCACCGAAGATTAAGATACCGGAGGGTATGTAACATGAATATCAGTGCGTGGTCAGTACAAGACTTTGCTAAACATTACGTAGACACGATCTACTCTCAACCCAATGCTTGGGGACAATATCTTAGTCCTATCTTTGGACAATCACATTCGATCCTCTATGCTATGTCAAAACGCTTTGATCCATCAGAAGCTGCTAAAGCAGTTGTTGCTGCGTTGAAGGAATACAATGGCACACATTCAACATGAGGGCATGTAATGTTGCTGCGCATCACAGATGGTGAGTATCTAACCTTCACGTATAAGAACTATCGTGGAGAAGTGTCAGAGTGTCGTGTCCTAACTGAACAGTTATACTTCGGCAGCAATGAGTATCATCCTGAACCACAATGGCTGCTAGAAGCATATAATATTGACCGTGAAGTAACACGGACATATGCTCTAAAGGATATCAGTAACATTCGTCGCAGCGAGTAATGATGGCACACATTCAACGTGTCCGTGAAGAACAGCTACACTTCGTATACTTCGATGGTGCGCAGGCAGAGGCACGTATCGTGGCATATGAAGCTAACATAGCTAAGTGGAAGGAGCAGTTTGAGAATGCAAGACTTAACCCAGGATCGTACGATGCACATATTGCGCTTGCGTCTGAAATGTTCAACATATCCTATGGTGACGTACCAACGTATGATTATGAAGCGGACGGAAAGCTCACGCTACGCGGCATTAGCAAGAGGTGCCGTCATGGACTTAATTACCGGATGCAGTCTGCAAGGCTTGCCGGAGTCACTGGTATGTCGCTTACAGAAGCTAACATCGCCTTTGATTTATATCATCGTACAACTCCTGAACTCCGACGCTGGTGGAATGACATTATCAATGAAGTACAAGCAACTAGAGTACTCTATACATGTCTCGGTAGACGAATGGAGTTCCTCGGATCAAGGATAGATGAGTCTCTCATTGATAGCATCATTGCATTCAAGCCACAGTCTACACTTGGTGACTTCGTATGCGGTGTACAGTGGAAAGTGCAGGAGGATGACGAGTGGCCACTCTATGCTAGAGTACCATTCAACAATCATGACTCATTGACTGCAATGTGTCGTGAGAAGGATGTACAACTAGTAGCTAGACTACTGCGTAAGTACGCTGAAGCACCATTGATAATCAAAGGTGAGCAGTTAATCATCCCTGCCGACTTCAAGGAGTCATTCGCAGATGAACAAGGTATGCACCGATGGAGCAACTTAAAGAAGTTGAAGATGTAGTCGATGACTTCGTAGCTAACATGCGTTATATTACATGGAAGCCTAAGCAGTTAGCTACACTGCTAGGTGATCCTAGCTATACAGGACCACGAGAGTGGTTCTATGCAGAAGTCTATGCTCCATTAGATGTAGCACAAGCTGTTGCAGACTTCGCAGCATTCATTGCTGAACATCCGTTACCGCATGTGCCACATAGACACAGGCAGGGTGCAGTCATTCGTGAAGAAGTAGCTGCGCTAGGTGCATTGCTACATCACTACATGGATGTAGTTAAGTTAACACCTTCGCAAATAGCATATCATTGTCAATGCTCACCACACGCTGTGCGTGGATGGTGGAATGGATGGACCAGTCCACCGGATTATCTACTCACAGCATTGCAGCCGTGGGTACAGTACATAGAGTCACACCCATTCCCACAGTATAGAAAAGGAACACATGGTGGTGCAAGATATCGACACAGCGTTAAAGTAAAGGAACCATTGCATGTTCCGAGAGGCAGTCAAGGATGACACATTCCTTGCACAGTATCTGTCCTACATGGACCCACTGGAAACACCAGTAGCCTATGACTTCTGGTGCGGCCTATGGCTGCTTAGCTCTGCTGTAGCACGTAACATGCGTGTAGAGCGTCCACATGCACCTGTGTTCATGAATGTCTATGCCATCCTCTGCGCTGATGCAGGTACTACTCGTAAGAGTAGTGCTATCCGTAGATGCGAAGCAGTGTACCGTAAGGCAGGATTGGATAATCAGGCTGCTATCATTACTGGCTCATGTAGTCCAGAGGCGTTGACAGCAGAACTGTTAGTGCGAACAGCCACAGACTTACCTGCTAATGCTAACATTATTGTCAGTGAGTTAGTTACATTCCTTGGTAAGGAACACTATACCATGGGTATGCCAGGACTGTTGACAGACTTGTATGACTGTCCTGACATACGTGATGTAAAGCGTGTCAGCAGTGAGAATATGGCTATCCGTGATATCTTTGTATCCTTCCTAGCAGCTAGTACTCCTAGCTGGCTAGTACGTGCTATCAATCCTGATGTAATCGAAGGAGGGTTCACTTCACGGTGCTTGTTCATCATTGAAGAAAAGCGTAAACGTGTAGTAGCATGGCCTGATCCATCAGCAGGTGCTGATTACGTTAGCACTTGCGTTAACTCATTGCATAGGATACAAGAGGATGTGCGCAGATACAGTAACAGAGGTATCACCCTTACAGATAACGCTAAAGCAGAGTTCGTACGATGGTACGAAGGACGTAAGCCAGATACACATGATCCATTCACCACTTCATTTGAAGCGAGAGAGGACCATCACATATTACGACTCGCAGGGCTGCTTGCAGTTAACGATAGATCATTTATCATTGATGTGTTCCACATCAGACACGCTGTGCGGATCATCAAGCACCACAAGGACGGTGCCACTGATCTATTCGGAGCGGATAGAGACTCGCACAAATTGGTCAATGGCGTCGATAGACTCCGCCTGTTACTGGCGAACGCCGGTGCGGCAGGACTAAGCCAGAATGAGATTAGCTACAAGGTACGCAATGCACTACGCTCACGTGAGTTAGAGTACGCATTGACTATCATGAATGAGCTAGAGATGGTATCTCGGTTCGAGGTGAAGACACATGGTCGTGCTAAGACCATATGGCGTGGTACGAATAAGTTATTAGTGAGATCACTACAACAGACTGTGTTAGAGAGGATGAAGTATGAGTGATACTGTATCGCCATGGGTACTCATGACAAATCCTGTGGATAAGAAGCTCGTAGGTAAGTTGTTAGAGGAACTTGGTGAAGCTACTTCAGCAACCGCACGAGCATTTATTCAAGGATTGGATGAAGTAGAACCTGTTACAGGTAAAGTCAACCGACTCTGGCTGCAAGAGGAACTAGCTGATGTGCGTGTGTTGTCTGAATTAGCAATCGAACACTTCGGACTCAATGCTGATGCGATTACTGAACGTGTTGAACGTAAGAAGGCAAACCATCGGCGATGGTTCGCTATGATGGGAAGGGATGAAGTATGAGTAAGCGTGATGAAGTCAAGTACATTGCCATGGCTGGCATTGTAGAACGATGCACACCGAAGGCTGTGCTTCTAATACTAGAGAGCGCAGACATGCCTGTGTGGGTACCACGCAGTGTATGCGAAGGCGGTGACGACCTTGTTGTCAAAGATGAAGATATCCGCATTGCGGATTGGTGGTTAAGGAAGAATGGATTGGAGGATGTAGAATGACTACATCACTCCAACACAGCGAACTGATCTAGTCCCTTCAACGGGTCTAGGTCCTGTAATCTCACGGCCCTTCCAGTCCGTGCTTGTAACTGCTTCTCCATTGCATCTATGTGATGATAGATGCCTGCATTGATGCTACGAATGTTCATTGCATGTTCATTCTGTACCTTCCGCAGTTGCGTAGGATTACTACGTAGCTGCGGACTGGACATTGCATCACGCATTTCATCACTCTGCATCTTACGCATATCACGCAGTGGTGATAGCTTATTGTACAAGTCCTTGAACGCTGCAAGCGGTTCAATCATATCAGGTGGGACACCTTCCTTACCTGCACCGTACGGACTAGGACGAGCAGTGCTCATGTTACCAATGGTACCTTCACCTGCAATGTTGCTAAAGTCTTTACCAATAGCTTGCAGCTTTTCCTCACTCTTACGTACTTCATCACCTACCATGTCATTGACACGTAGACGACGGTTACCACCGAATAGGATACGGGATGAGCCGCTGCTAGTAGCAGTTAGCCCATACTGCTCTGCTACAGCAGACATGGCTCCTGCGTTACCTTTGATCTCATACGAGTATCCGTAGGTACGCATTAGCTCTAGTAGTGTCTGACCACCTAGGCCAACCATTGTCTCTAGTATCGTAGCAGCGTACTTGTTAACAGGGTCCTTGTTCAAGGACGACTGCGTATAGCCAGGAGCATCCCGTGTATCATTGATACGTGGTCCTGATGCTAGGCTCAATGCGTTACGCATATCTGCACCAGCAAATAGCTGTCCTGCTCCACGGATCAGTGATGGCGTAGACATGTCTACACCGGCAACACCAATGCCAGCACGGATACGTGACCACGTACCGTCGTCTAGCAATGTCTCAATGCTATTACGCAGTGGTGCGTAGCGGTCAGTGTAGAACTCTGGATTAGTTACATCGAATGCTTCAGTCAGTCCTGCTAGGATAGCAGAGAAGAATGGTGACAACGCACCGTCGATGGGGATGCGGATAGAGTCCTCTGGATTCTCACTACCAGTGTAGAAACGGAATGACCGTGCGGCGTCATTAGCATCACGTGTAACCATGTGTGCTACAGAGTTAGCAGGACGACCTTCAGCCAGTGCTTCCTCATCAGAGGATATAGCTGAATGCAGCATAATCAATGATAACATTGATCCAAGTGTGCCCATGCGTGCGGCAGTGGCCAACGGCTCACGTTGTGCTGACTTGAACACTTGATGCGCTGCTTGCATAGCAATGTTCTGATACGTCAGCATGGACGTAGCAGCTTGTACACCCTTGTACCCACCGTACTGTGCTGCATCACCAACCACTGTGCGTGCTAGTCCAACAAGTTCCTTCTCCTTACCCGCCATGTGGTTAATGTTAGCACGGAATAGTGCACTCTGCGGAGAGTTAGAGATTAAGTCTAATGCTCTGCTATAGAAGTGCCATGCCCTACGCAGTGACGGCGAAATAGCACGGTTGCTAGTCTTAGCCATCCATTCATCGAATTGCGCTTTACTACGTACATCGAAGATAGACGCAGCATTGCCTCCGTACGGCATACTCTGCGCGTATTCTGCTGACATGTTAGCAATGTTAGTATGTGTAGGACGACTGTCAGCAGCATATGCAATGCCTTGGCTGAGCAATCCCTCACGACGCATGTAATGCGTCCATGAGTTTTCATAAGCACGTGTCATTGCTGTAGCAATGTCTTGTGCCCGCTGCGGTCCAAGCATCCTGGCTACGTAGCCATTCTTGTTCACAGAACGTGATAACGTGTCAGCTAGCGACGCAGCAGTATGTGCGCCTAGATCACGGATCACAGAGTCAACTAGTTGCAGTGCAAACGTAGGATCAGTGATACCTAACTGACGAATGTTAACAGTGCCACCTGTCATCTTACGGATAGCAGCATCAATGTAGCCTGCTCGCAGCTTCGATGGAGCCGTTACCATTGCGGTAGCTGCGCTAGTCAGTGTGCTAACGAAGGCTTGTACGTTGCCAAGTAACGCACCTACTAGACCAGTAGTAGCGTTTTGCTCTAGAATACGTAGCCCATTAAAGATGGGCACAGTTGTACGAGGATACGGCATAGCCGCAGCAGCGAGTCCTTGGTCTAACTCTACTTGCAGCTTCGATGCACCGTCATTGAATTTAATGCCTACGTAGCCATCAGCTGCTCTAGCTGATGCAGGTAGGATGCGTCCTACACCGCGAATGTCATTGCCACGCGGTACGTATGTGCCAGTAGCAGGGTCTAGCATATTACTAGCTGTAGACTTGGCAAAGTCTCTGATTGCTTCATTACGATGAATGAAGTCTAGTGTCTGACGGATGCCGTCTTCCATCGCTAATGCAGGGTCTTGCATACGCAATGGACCTGCGTCCTCTGCACGACTACGTGCATTGAGTGGAGAGTTACCCTCTACACCTGTAGACAGTGGCATACCTGCACCGTTGTTACGTTGGATAGTCATATCCTTAACTACACGGTGCATATAGTTAGGACCTTTAGCTCGCATGGCAGCAATTTCATCAACACTGAACGTGCCACGAGCAGCAGCGAAGTCTAACACTTTGTTATTGATAGCACGGTACGCTTGCTCTAACGCTGCGATCGTAGGATCAGCACGTCCGTCAGCAATGAGTTGTTTCAACTCTGCGTATGATTTATCACCGAGTGCTACACGATCAGGTTCACCTGTGTTACTCATCTTACCGCGTACGATGTTCTCCTGACGAACATCATGTTCATCAGCAGCTGCCATTAGATCAGACCACTTCGTACGCTGCTCAGGTGTAAGCAATGCTGCTTCATTGAACATCGTCCGAGGACTGATATCCACACGATGTGTGTTATCTAAGATACCAGTGTTCATGAACTCTGACATGCGGTCATTGTTCACTGCTTCACGTAGGTTAATGTAGTTAGCATTGATCTGTGCATCAGCAGCTTCACGTGGGATGTTACCCACCTTCACAGCATCGTTGAGACGATTAGTAAGTGTTTCTAAGTTATTAAAAATACCCGCTTCTAATCCTTCACCCATCGTATTAGATGATGTAATCGTATTCGGTGTCCCAGGCTGTGTCATACCTTGCGTATTAGCCACATCAGCAGCCGTACCACGACGCATACCACCACGAGCCGCAGCAGTGATTGCTGCGCCTCCACCGAGAAGTAATGCCCAGGGTAGTTGATCCACAATAAACCGTGCATATGGATTACCCTCTGGGGCTACATCAAGTAGTGATGCGAACGGATCATCCACAGCAGCAGCTTGTCCTTGTACATTAGGCACAGTCACGCGTGGTGGCGCATCAATCTCTGGTGCGGCAGCACGATCAGGCTGCGGTACAGGTACCTGTTGCGGATACGCTTGATCTACAAGTTCCTCTGTGCCCGCACCTAAGCCAACAGCAGTTGCAGCATTCAATGCTACATTGCCTTTACTAAACGGTGCGGTCCCAGGGAGGACTAGCTCTGTACCACGTGCAAGACCTTGCACTACACCCTTAGCTGCGCCAGGAGCCATCCTTGCGCCAGCAGTAGCCAAGCCTAATCCTGGAACAGGAATAAGCGCCTGTGCGCCTAACTGGATCGCAGCACGTCCAGGTTCCTGATCGAAGCGTGCTTCGGGTGAAATATTCTCATTGATCCATTCGTTAGTACGATTACCCCAATCACCGATTGTCTCTGCACCAGTCATACCGACTAGGCGTGCTACATCAGACGGCACAGATGCGACACTACGCACTGCATCACGTGCATACAATGGAACACCTAATGCAGCTAAACCTTTCTTAGGCTTAACTGCATCAGTCAGCAATGCTGCGAAGGGATCGTCATTCTCATTGAGAATGTTCTCGAATGGATTATCGCTCACTTAGCTAAATCCTCTGGTGTAATACCATACTGTGCTGCCATGCCAAGCATCTTGGTACGCTGCTCAGGAGTAGCCTTAGGTAAGGCTGCCTTAAGCTGTGATAAGCGTAGATCACGTTCAGCAGATGGTTGCGGTGCGGCAGTTGTACTAGCCTGTGGCGCGGCCGTAGGCGGCACGAGACCCTCGCCAGTTGGCGCACTGCCTGCAGGCGATGGCACACCTTTCTTAATCAATGGAGTAAACAGTTGCGTAGTACGATTACGTTCTTCATTAAGTCCAGCGATCTGTTGAGACAGATTACGTTGAACAGTGGCTTTAGCCGCAGCTTTAGCGGAAGGGCTGGTTGCTAATTGTGCATCAATTTCAGTTAACTGCTTAGCAGCGAACTTCTCTAAGTCAGCCTGTCTAGTTGTAAGACTATTCATAGCTGTGCTGTATTGTGCAACAATACGCGCCTGATCTTTATCAGTAGCATCTGCAACAACTTTAGGCGCAGCAGTACCTCCGCCTCCACCAGATGCTAACCGTTGCATATTACCCGCAGCGGCTAGTTTGTATGTAGTGTCAGCTTTCTTACCCGCAAGTTCTGCGGTCTGCATACCCGGCACATTCTGTGCCAGACTATATGCCATATCCTGCATATCAGGAGCTAACACTTCTCGCCCTGGCTGGAACATGGCAGCCGTCTCAGGTGAGCGCGACAGCGCACTAGCTAAGCTGTATTCAGCTTGCTTGTTGCCTAATGCGATGCTCGCATCAGCCTGACGTGTGGCCTCACGCTGTCTAGCAGCGTCGTCTACTTGTGCATTGTAAATGAACCCACCGATGCGATCGGCATTAGGTCCATTGATTAAACTGTATAGTGTATTCAGTGAAGATGCGTTAGCCATCTTAGGTGCCTCCTACGTGGCGACCGTCAGCACTCACGAATGATGCAGGAGAGGTGTAGTTACGACTACCAGGGTCACCAAATAGATTACGCAACCATGCACTCTCTGATGCAGACTTAATGCCACCTTGTACTGCATTGGATATGTTACTGATATCCAAACCGTAGTTTGAAGTAGGCATACTCTTAACCTCAAACGGCGTCATGCCCCGTCCTACACCTTGCATCCCCATGGTGCCTGCATAGCTACGATTAGCTAGCAGCGAGGACAGGTTGTTGTCAATGTCAGTGACAGCAGACTGTTGCCCAACAGGTGTAGTAGCACGTCCTGCTAGTACATTGTACCTGTTCAGTGAATTACCTTCACGACCAGCACGGCGTGCTTCAAACTCTGGATTAGAGTCAGCCTCTGCTTCTGTGATAGCAGTACGTAAGTCAGGAGCCGCGGTACGGCTCATCTCACGGATAGCATCAGCACCACTTGCACCTTGTAGTGAACGGATACCTACAGTAGACGCAGCATTCAGCCTGCCAGAGTTGGCTCTAGCAGCATTGCGTGCAATCAGTGTACCACGGATATCATCCAGTGTCTGACGACCTACGCCTGCGTCAGTACGTTGTACATCAGCATCAGCACCTTCACGTAGCTGACGATCAAACTGGTTGCCACGTTGTAGTCGTTGCTGAATAGCATCACGTGTGAGACGGGTGCGCTCCTCATTATCACTAGCACTGATGATACCACGTGTGGTATCCGTCGGACGACTAACCCATCCCACACCTGGGACGTATTCAGTTACATCACCACGTGCATCGCGTGTGCCAGCCTGTGCCATCTCCTGCTGTCTAGCAGCGATCTGTCGCTGTAAGTAGTAGTTACGGAAGTTGATATCATTTTGTGCAGCGATTGCTGCGGTGTCTACCTTAGACTTATTCCTAGAACCAAAAATGCTGCCAATGCCACTAGCTAATCCACCTAATGCACCCACACCTGCGGCGATTGCTTCAAACATCAGAATGTCCCCTGTCCACCTAGGCCACGCTGTGCATCCTGCTTCTCTTTACGCTGCGCAAGGATAGCAGGCTGTTCCAGTCGTGGATTAGTTGCACCTTGTGCAATGCCACCTTGTGTGATGATATCACCGATATCGAAGAAGTTAGTGCCACTCAACGCGCCGCGTAGATCGCCTTCTAGATTAGTTGTAATATCCTTGAACGTGTTATCACGTTGTGTGTGATATACATTCGGATCGAATGATCCACCTAACTCATAGCGTCCTGCGTCTGCACGTGCGGTATCACCGATACCACGGAGCCTCTCCTTGTAGCCCTGTAACACAGAACCACCTAGCTTCTGTCCTGTAGCAGTGCCTGCTTTGAACATCTCATCGAGACGTGACAACGCACCGCTGTAACCTGTGGTATCGAGATTACCACGTGCCTTAGCACGGTCTAGCTGCTGCTGTGCAGCAGTACGCTGCGTGTTCAATACATCCATGATATACGGATCATCGACTGTATCTTGGATAAGATTATTCTCGAACCCCGGTGAGTACACTTTGTCTACATCACGGATGTACTGACTACGCTTACCAGCTTGTTCATTCATTAACACATTGTTGATGAAGTCATCAGTGTAATACTGTGCAGGGTTCGGATCACGATGCGGCACCATGAAGCTCTGGTCAGCAATGGCACTATTAATGAGGCTCATATAATCCTGTGGATTAAGTCCACGCTGCGCCAGTGCACGCTGTGCACGGTTACGAGCACTTGTCTCTGCGTTGTTAACATTCGTGCTGAATGCTGCTTCCTGCTCAGCCCTTAGCTGTGCCGCTCTCTCATCCTCACGGATACGATTACGGTTAGCTTCTTCTTGACGCATACGCTCTAGCTCTAGAGTATTATCCTCAGGAGGTATATAAATACCACTACTGCCGCCGCTACCACACATTACACAAACTCCTTACGGTATACTTCACCCCAACGTGCGTAGCCTTTACGTTCGTACACTTTACCAATCGGTAACGTCTCAGCAGGCGCAGTCACACCTAGTGTAAGTGAATGAATACCATTCTGTTGACACCATGTCTCAGCCGCATTCATCAATGCGAATGTGATACGTGGATCACGTTCGGGTACGAAGAATGCTAAGTCACTAGCAGTGATTAGTTCAGAGAAGTAGTACGGCGTAGTACTGATAGCAATTAGCCCCTGTAGCCTCGCATCCTGCGACTCAACACACCATCCACGCACAGCGTCCTTAGCTACGGCATACATCATATGCCACACACTGTCCTCACTGAACGGTATGTGTGCATACTTACTCTCTGCGTGCATCAGCTTACCTAAGCGTATACACTCGTATCCATCAGAGAACCGCAGGGGCCGGACCAGCATGGTGCCTCATCAACTTTTGTTACTGGGCCTGAAATATGGCCTAGATGCCTATGGATTAGGCAGTTTATACCACAGAGGGGATTGACATAGCAAGATAAATATGTTATCTTGCTATATAGTAAAAGCGAGAGGGGGGAGTCAACAGAGTTGATAATAGTACTGATGAAATCACAAACATAGCACGCAATCGCATCAGTACTACTGCTACTTCGCAATACCACCGAGCAATCGCTCTGCGATCTCTGGCCCTACTGCCATTACAAATGCGAGCAGTACTATGCCGACTATTAAATAGTCGATGCGCTTCTGTAGAGCAGAGTGTAATGTCTTAACATTGTCAGTTAACTCCTTGCCATTAGTAATGATACTATTGTACCGCTCACCGCAGATTGCTTCATGCGTATCTAAACGCCGTTCCGTAGCACGTAACCTACTTTCAAGATCGTCTGACATTACAGTGTCGTCCCGTCCATCGTTTCTACTCGTTTCTTATCTACCTACTGCTACCCAATAGAAGCTCACTGACTGTGTTACGTCACCGTAGACATTGAAGCCTGCGGTAGTAGGAGTAGCTCCTACGACTAGTGGAATAGCTGCACCAGCAGTTAATGCACCACTACCAGCAGCTACAGTAAGCTGAATGTTATCAATAGATGTACTAAACGCAGGTGAGATAGTCACACTACCAACACCGTTGGTAGTGGTGCCTATGCCACGCCTGATCTGTTGATCTAATTCATTCTGTACGAATGCTGTGGTAGCTAAGCTAGTGGTATCATTACCAATCGCACGTGTGGGTCCTGTAGGAGACTCAGTAAATGCAACTACACCTGTAGAACGTGTGATAGTAAAGACAGCAGCAAGCAATGCTCCTGCATCAGAATAACGGCTGAGTACGATATCACTGCCTACATTAAAACCACTCTCCGCGGTAGCATTACCAAAGAGTAGTGCCCAACGTGTAGCAGTGCCTATCTGCGATGTCAGAGACACATTCTGCCCAGCAGCACTTCTACGAAATGTGAATGCTGGGCTAGCTTTAGATTGCCAAATGTCACCAGTAATGGTGCCGCCAGCCTTATCAAACTTAGCACTACTTAATGTAGTAGCGCTAGTCTGCAATGCACTGATTTCATCCTTCGCAGTCTGTAGCTGCGTACGCATTCCACTCTTACTGACTGGATCAGTAGTGATGAAGTTTGGATCAATGGCACTTGTCATTGTTATCTCCTAACTGAGCCAGTGAGGTATAGAATACCTACAGCAATGATGCTGAATGCGCTAGAGGTACTGCCACTGATACGGAAGCGCATACGCATGAACTTCTGTGGCCAAGCGTATAACTGTTCATTATTCGGTGGACGATGTTCATACGATGCAGCATGTGGGCCACTCTCTTGCATGAAGAACATGGACAGTGATGGAGTAGTGAACTCATCTATGTACATGTCTACTGTATAGCTGCCAGTGCCCTCACTGAATGTAGATACGTACTTACTCATCTTGTTATTCAATGGCTGCTTGAAGTCCGCCCATGGCATGTTCATGTAGAAGTTAATCGGCAGGTCCTCTGTACCTTCTTCCCATCCTGTGCCATCGTCCCATGCGTCACCGTCGTCCCAGTTCTGCTGTCCAATGGCGCCTGCATCGGTATACTGAGGTTCATAAGCGTTATGATAATAACGCACTGATGTACCTGCACCGTAGAAGACGCGACCTTCTGTAGTCCTACAGGCTGCTCTGTACGGCATAGCATCGTACCGTGTCCATGCCTTGAACCACTGTGACTTGTCATAGCAATAGACGAATACGTCATTCTGCGTAGTAGCTGTCACCGTGTCAATGACAGGGATGAAGAACTGTATCTGATGCGCTATGCGATCATGGACGCTGAACACGTGTTCAGTTAACTGTGTGTTACTGAACCGTGCTAATGCACGCTGTACATCAGTATTGATGAGTGAACTAGCTGGCTCAGGGATGAAGTCAGTACCTAATGCCGTGCGCTTAATGCTGATGACACCACTAGTGTCTAGCACTAACATGTCATCGCCGATGACAGTAATAGCCTTATGGCTTACGGCACCGTAGCCACTGACAATATCAGTTACATCGAACTCTACAGGAGCGGAAGTGGGAAGGATGAACTGTATAGCAAGGATTGCCTCTTGGTAGGTAACTACCAGTCGATCACGGTACGTAGCTAATCCTGTGATAACAGGGACACCACGGTCAATGTAAATGGACGTGTCCATGTTAGCACCATTGGTGCTTGCATCAGGATCGAACGATGTAACACCTTGTCCACTGACGTAGACAGTGTATGTATCCGTGGGAGTGACAGCCAGCACTAGATGGCCATCGTGTGTAGTACAATACTTCGCACGTGGCGTATTAGTATTAGTCCCTGATACAGGGTCCTGTACATACGTCACTGCGTACAGTTCATCCATAGTCACTGGCTTATCTACACCATTGCAGATGATAAGCTGTCCAGCAAACTGTGTGAACGATGTGTATGTGATAGGATTAGTCCAGCCTGCTGGGGCACCGGGAAGTAATGCTGCAATAGCAGTGCTCCACCGCAGGTTTACAACGCCAGAGGCGTCTACAGTAACAATCTTACCATTGGCTCCTACAACTACGAGCGCACCAGCATAGTACTCCATGCCTATGATTTCATCAATCGCAGCAGTGGTAGCCTGATCTTCCTCAACATCAGCAAATGGTGACGTACCGTAGCGTACAGACAGTTTACCATTACTATCTGGGTACAGATTGCGTACGTCAGTGAGATACTTACTATTCAAGTTCAGTGGAGAGTCGAATGTGTTCAACCCTCCACGGAAGTCCCGTGCTACAGCAGCTTGTAGCTTATCTACAGCAGGTAGCTTAATCTTACGCATCAGTGACCCTCCACCCACTCATTGAGTAGCATAGGATCATTCATCCGTGGATCAAGGATCAATTTAGCACTGTCATGCTGCTGTTCTAACTGCTGTAGCCTATTCTCGAATGACTGCTGTAACATAGTTACAGTAGCAGGGTTAGTGCCATCATCTGCTGCGTACTTCGCAGCGGCGCCGTTAATGAGGCATGAAGCATCGAATGGTACAATCACTGATGGATCGGTGAACAGATCAACAGGGTCTAAGCGGATATGAATGCGTAATGGTTGTGCAACGGACGTAGTAGCCGTTAATGGCCATACACGAAACAGGTTCTGTCCCGCAGGTGCCCAGCCTTGTACATCATCTGACGCATGTAGTGGTTCTACATAACGTGGTGACGTTCCAGTAAGTCTGTAAGGATTGATATTGCTAGATAGAATAGGCAGTGGAGTACTGTTACTACCGTAGCACACGCGATCCACATCACGGAACCCCTCACGTGTTCCAATGAACGCTGCTGTACAGAGTCCTGTACTACCATTTAGTTGCCTAGTCTCCCATTTAGTGAGATTGTCCCACCATCTACGTGAGCGCACTAGCTCATACGTTTCTTCAATCAACATGCCAATAGCATCCTCAGCATACAACTGTGTGCTAGGGCCTGCTACCTGCCGTAGACGGACGATAGTCCGCTGTATTAAATCACTGTGTGAGTAGAATGCCATGCTATACTCCTACACTCTACTTACGAAAAAGGCTCCACTGTGTATGACACAGTGGAGCAAGTTACTACAGCACCTACCTACTTAGGTCAGCAGAGTGAAGTAATGCTGAACACCGTACAGGTGGGTCTTGTCCACAATACAGCGGATAACAAAGTTAACGCTGCCATTGGGGATAACAGTCGAAGGCAGGTACAGACCACGAGGGTCAGCGTTAGTCGCATTTGCGGTAGAAGTGACAGGAAGGCCCGAGGTCAACGCACCAGCATTAGCTGCGGCAGTGTTATTCTTCACCTCCGCAACCAGCAACAAGCTGCGATACGGCACACCGAGGTAGTTGCCCCAGCCAACGTCGATAGTCGTAGCAGCTGTAGCCTCCCAGCTCACACGGTCGATGTAACGGAACGCTCTAACGCCCTGAACGGTAGTCGTACCATTCAGCGTCAATGCTTCCGTCATGGGCTGGCCCATGTAGTCACGGCCCTGCACGCGAACTAAAGTCGTAGCGGCACCAGATGCACGGACAGTGACGTTACGACCATACATGCCCCACTGCGCTAGACTACCCGTGTACGTAGAAGCAAATGTGGTAGTCATACCAGCAGTGGCGATGCTATTAGCAGCAAGGATGCCATTGAAATCGAGTGCATTCAGCACACCAATGTCCATGACAGCAATGTCAGGAGAGCCAACAGCGCCGAACGAACCGATCACCGCATGGTTGAACCAATTGTTCACACGCTGCGGCCAGAATGAAGCAACACGACGCGTCATCTTACAAACTCCTTAACATAGCAGGCTGCTGCGTACGCTTGCCCACGAGTGATTTAAGATCAACATAGTCCGGTGCACGCACAGGCTCACCAGTCTCTAGGTCAATTTCCTCATTCGCATGTTCAAGGATGCCAGCAGCAGCCATCTTAGCACGCGTCTCGAACCACACACTGTGTCCACCAGGGAAGTAGACCATGAAGCTCTCAGGAACAAGTCGGCTGACTTGCTCAGACTTCATGCCAAGGTGCTTACCATCCTTACCCTTAACAGTGGTATAGACAGTAGACGTAAGCTCGCGGTCCTTGACTACTTCAATCTGAAACTTCTTACTCAATGCCATGTGCTGTACTCCTTAGTTCATCACAACGGCGTGCGTACGGAACTGACGCCAAGAGCAGAAGTTACCCTGCCACACGACTCGCTTGCCGATAGCATCAATGGCCCATGGAGCAACAAGGTTCTTCACACGCATGTTCACACCCTTGAGGATGTGCATACGCAGATACTTGCTGTTGATGAAGTACGCCTTATCAACGTTACAGTCTTCGTCGTAGAGCATGGGGATGCCATTGTGCGTGACACCCTCAAAGCCAAGGTCATACATGCCCTTGCCTTTCTTGCTCTGATCCAGTGGGATCATAACCTTATCACGCACAGCCTGACGGTACGAACGGATAAGATTGCGTCCAATGAGGATCAGATCAGGCTTGTCAGTCTTCAACTTCAAATCCATGAGCACGTCATCAAAGGCTTCTTCGATGTTCGTAGCATCAAGGCCACCAGCGAAGTCGTACGCAGACGGACGCCACTGCACTTCCGTACCACGGTTCATGCCACCAAGCGTGCCAGTGGTAGGATCATCAGGGATGAGAGCTTCCAATCCGAGAGGATCGACACCAGCGCCAGCGCCGTAGAGGTACTCACTGAACTTCTCACCGATGCTTTCTTCAAGCACATCGAGCTTAGCAGTGAGCAGCTTGAACAACGCAGCTTCACCAGTGTTCTCGTCCACTTCCTGATCGCTGATAATCAGTGAGCCTGCAACACGCGACCAGCCGTAACCAATCGTGCTGAACTCACTCGTCTGCGCAACAGGCAGTTCATCGTAGTACTGATACGATGCGACGTTAGGATTACGACTCATTGTAATAGGATTGGTGATGTTAGCACCACCATCCTCGGTCTCGACACGTTCAGTCGCAAAGGCCCAGGCCATAAGAGCGTTGCTCTTAATACTAGCCATGATGAGCTTACGACGGGACTTGTCCAGCATGGAATGCACAATGGTATCGAGAGTACCATTAGCAGCTAAAGAAGTGTTAATCATTGTTGCTACCTATTAGCGGTTAACGTTGATGCCGTGTTCACGCAGCGTTTCGCTAACAATGTCTCGCATACTGCGATCATGGTTAACTGCTGTGTTCACACGTGGAACTACAGTGCCATTAGTCGAACCGCTAGGAGCGACAACCTGTGCTGCGTTCATACGCTGCGGCTGTTGCTGCTGTTGCGGCTGACGGGTCGCTGCTGCTTCATGCTGTGCTGAGAGAGGACGGTTAAGATCATAACCGTTCTTGTACGCCCAGGCTTGAAGCATCAATGTAGCTTCGCGCAGTGGTAACCGCTCGTCAGCTTCTAATACACGTTGGAGTTCAACCTGTTGTTGCTCGGCCCAAGGGAACGTGTCAAACAGTTCCTCTAGTTCTCTATCCGCTTGTGCTTGAAACTGCTGCAACTGCTGCTGTTGTTCTAACTGCTGCTGCTGCGTAGACAGGTTCTGCTTAAACGGTGCAACTTCTGTCTGTATCATGCGCTGAATAGCGGCCATGTCTACAGACCCTTTAAGGTCCTCTAGATTATGCCCCAGGGCTAGTACCTCTGTCAAGACCTTCTTCGCTGCCTCGACGGGATTTGCCTTAAAGTGCGCCATGAATTGCATGGCAGTAGTCACTTCCTGAGGCTGTAGTCCTAGCTGCGTAGGAAGCTGTGCAGCTTCACGGAACGCAGTAAGGTGGGCAGTAGTCTTGTCTAACTCACGCTGTAGTGTCTCCGCTTGTCCACGATGCTGTTGCATCTGTGTATGGAAGTTACGCGCAGACTCGTATAGAGCACGCTCGTTACCTGCTTTGGCAACAATACGTCCCGTAGCAGGATCAACTAGGTTGCCTTCTGCGTCGGCAGGTAGACGCTGGCGGCCCGGTGTGTAGGCTTTAACAACTTGCCGCTCGGCTGCGTGTTCTTTGCTAGCGTCAGTTCCAGTGACAGCGCCAGTTGCTGACTTGTCTGATCCAGGAGTAGCGGTCGTGCTCTGATTGCTGCTCCCTGCGACTGCTGACGCACCTGTAGTGGCCTGTTCCTGACCTTCCGTACTGACATTATCCGTCTCCGTAGTTGTGCTAGTAGTAGCAGTGTCATCCTGCGCTTCTAATCCAAACATACGGTCAACGCGTGCTTCGAGTGTTTCACTCATTGTTACATCATTCCATTTGCTGTAGTGTTGCCTTGTTGAACCATGCTGAGTACCTCAGGCAAAGCCTCAGCTACAGGTACGCCCTTAGCAAGTATCTCACCAAGTGCGACCTTTGCTTGCGGCGGCAATGCGTCAATCATTGCAGCCAATTCTTCTAGTGCCATTCCACCACCACCTTGTGGTGATGGAGCACCAGTCGGTGAAGTCGGAGCAGTAGCTCCTTCACCACCACCAGCACCTTGTGTGCTATTCCCCCTCTGCATTGCAACTACAACTTCCTCCTTCATGCGTTCAAACGCATCCGCAGGGAGGTTAAGTTCGTCGAACGCTTCTTCGAGGATAGTAAGGATTGTCTCAATGACAACGCTAGGTGCAAACTGTGCCAGCTTACCAAGTATCTCAGACATTTCTAATGCCTGCTGCTTCTTACCAGCACTAGTAGGCTTCTGTGTAGAACCTCCTACAGTTTGACACTGGAACATATCACGCAGTTCCTCTGGCACACGTGGTTGCCAGTTCATAGAACGTTTAGCACCGATCAATGCACGGACTGCATCAGCTTCCATGAATTGCGCACAGAGGTAACCGATGTTGTACAGTACAATGCCTAACGCATCTTCGATAGCGTCGATCTTCTCGTCTAAGCGTAGTGCAGTGCCACTATTGTAGTTCTCAATAGCCTTGTTAGTCGTGTTCGTCTTGAACTGTACGTTACGCATAACGTCAGAGACGCCACTGACACGATCAATGGATTGGAATGGACGTTGCAGATCGAATAGCTGCATAGCCTTTAACATACTGTTAGGCTTCTCTACGATCATGTCACGCATGTTAGTACCTTCTGGTACTTCCACACCTACAGCGTTAGGTCCACCACCAGTGAGCCATGCAATGACGCTATCACGGTTAAACTTGTTGTTGTAAAGGATGTTCTCCTTCACGTCCTGCCTAGCACGACGGAATTCATCGTGTATCTCATTGATCGCATCCTGCTGATCTAGGTAGTACGTGACATTGCTATGAGCTAATGCACCTACGACAGTAGTGTTGAACACTAATGCCGTGAGTGGAAAGAACCCAGGCAGCATGTACGGATCATTCTCTGCCCAAATAGGCCAGTCCCAACGGTTATCAGTGTACAAGTACACTCGTCGTGTAATGCGATCCCAGATGCGCCAGCACATGGTGCGCTGTGCTTTCTCTAGCTGCGCTTTACTCTCGTAACCGTACTGATGAGCAGACGCATCTGTCTCGAACAGCTTAAAGTTCTTAATGTCATCATCACCTGATGCGTCACCTAGCAGCACATGCGTAGGCTCGTACAAGGACATGACTTGTCCATCTTCACCCTTCTTACCATACCGTGCATTCAGGTACGCAGTGGGGTAAATCTCACGAATAGCCATCCATTTCGCATCACTGTAATCTGGCATCGACGCATCCGCATCGACGAGTACATCCTGTGGCGTACGATACTTGACAAACGGTCCTGGTGGCGTAAGAACATCTAATTCTTCCTCCAATGCGAGTAGCTGTCCTTCTACTTCACGGATAGTCTTAGTGTCTTTAGCATCGGCTAGTTCAGTCGATAGGCGTTGAATGTCATCCTGCGCGGCAAGGATGGATTGCTGACGTAGAGTGTAACCGTATTCCATCCAACCGAGGTTGCACAGCTCAGCAGCTAGTACAGCCTGCTTAGCATGTGTCTTCAAATTCAGCCCAGGTGCGTGCTTACGTCCTGCGAGAGCATTGACTACATCTTCTACCTGCTGTACGAAGTCCTTCATGTCCTCATTAGGAGTGGTAAACTCTGCTTGAGGGTTCTTCGCATACAATGCAGGCATCATTGCACGCACATTGGCGTAGACAATGTTCTCTGTCTCAGACCACTTGTTGTTACGACGCTTAGAGTAGTATCTGTTACCACTCATGCTATCGCGACCTTCACGGTGCTCTAGCTGATTGTTATTGTAGTAACGGATAGACTCGTCCCATGCTTCCTCATGCACCTTACGTGCAGAACGTGCAGCAGCTATGCGACCTTTCCACAGCTTACCATGCTGTTTACTAACAGGCACCTTGCTGCTTGGATCAATGCGATACATTGGCTCACCTGCGTCAACAGGTGCGATGGGAGCCTCTGCATCTAATGCACGTTCAATCGGTTGAGGAAGTGTGTCGCTCATCGCATGTACCTATGTGATCTGTTATCTACAGTAGCTGCTTCCATCTCATTCCACATGCGGAGCTTAGGAGGCAGTGGCCTTCTAGTAGTCGTTATTAATGTACCCGGCTGTGGCGTGTCAGTCAACATATACTTTAAAGCATCCATGGCATGGTTGTTCATGTCCACTGGCATGTCGATAGCAGTGTCATCCTTACCACGCTTCCATCGCCATGTAGACATCTCATCATGGAACCATGTGAGCTTATCACTGACAAACAGTGATGGACAACCGTAGCCATGTGTGAATGGATTGAGTACAGTCTCACGGATGTGTAAGTGTTGCTTCACCTTAATGATGCCATTGAGAATGGCATTGTTGCCTCTACGCATACGAATGCCATTGTCTACAAACATTGCAGCTGTAGTCTGTCCTGTAACCTGTCCTGCGTTGGTACGACGGAAGATAGCTGGATCAGCTAACACTTCTGGCTCAGTGTCACGGACGATAAGCTCAGGACCAGCTAACTCCGCACGGAGTGTGTTGATTGCATCAGCCTGCGCACCAATGCCCATGTCACGTTCATAGAACCCACCTACAACGTAGGTAATGCCAAGTGCATCTACTAACGCAAGTAAGTAACATGACGGAGCAGTGATGCCTAAGTCGTAGCCTTCAATGATTGTTAAACGATAACCTTCCTGACGTAGATCAGCGATGTGTCGTACGAGTGTATCATGTGCAATGACATGCACAGCTTCATCGAACTCGTCATAGACGACACCATCGAATGCTACCCACTTACCTAGTAGGTAACGGTCACGCATCTTACCGCGGTATGTTGCTTCTAGCGTCTTAATGTAATCTGCTTCGAGGTTCTGCGCATTCTCATACGTGGATGCCTCAAAGACTTCCACTAGTGGAATAGGCTGACCGTTCACTAGAACAGGTCTACCATCATTGTCTACTTCACAGATCAGATCAGGATTGAACCGTCCTGCACGTAAGTCATGCAATGGCTTCACTAGACGTTTGTACACCCAACCGAGGGTGGGATTACATGTTAATGACATGTACCGTGGACCAGTCAACGGCATGGTATCATCGTCACCAGCGTATGCTGCGTTACCACGTAGACGACCTAGTAACTGCTCAAAGTCATGCTCTGTAATCTCAGGGTCTTCGATCTGATCTATGCCTACATAGTCGTAGTTGGCCGATAGCAAGTTGCTAGTAGACTCTCCGTCTGCGCCACCACGTTGTTCAATGTACCTGAAGTCAATGATTGTATCATTGCGTAGTACGCAGGTGTTATCCTGTTTGTTAAAGGACTTGATCCATGAGCTAGGGCACCACTTGAAGAACTCTCTACGTAGCGTGCTGTTTAACTTAGGATAAGATGCACGACCGAGCATCATAGATGCACCAGGGTAATCCCGTGCGATGCGCAGTGCATCAGCTACTAAGGCAGTGGTCTTGCCATTAGCAAAACCACCACCGTAGAGACGTATCTTCTTACGACTGAGGTGGAATGCCTCAGCCGCACTACCAGAGATTAACTTATACGTACCAGCCATTAGCTCTTACGAACGTACATGACAGGAGGCTGCGCTGCGAAGCCTGTGATAGTCGGTGACGTAGTAGGCAATGCTCCGTATGTGAAGGTGCCAAGTAGTCCACGTGACGCACCAGTGACGCTAGATGCACCGAGTAGTGCGGTGTTAGCACCTGTACCAATGGTACAAGTCGGAGTAGCATTAAACACTGCGACTAGCCAGACGAAACGGCTAGACAGCTTCAATGCGGTGAAGCTAGCTTCTACAAATGCGATGCTAGTCGTATCGACTGTGCCACAGTCAACGAGTAGTTGATCTGGCATACCAGCATTAGTGCCGTTGTCTTTGTTACTATAAATGCCTAGACGACAGGCACCAGCAGCACCTGTAGTGACATTGATCCCAATGCGATCAATGGTGGAGTTAGGCAGTCTGATAGGCTGCGCATACAATATATTAGCAATCATTGCAGCAGTCGTAGCAGACAGAAGGATCACAGGTGATGTGTAGTACGAAGTGAAGGATGAACGAATGCCTAATGGTGCAGCGTCTGCTGTGGCAAAGCTGAAGTCATTAAGCTGAATAGCACGCTCGATGATTAGCTCAGCAGCAAGTGTGCCTTGGTGCGGACCACCGCCTCCCCATGGGAGCAGTGGAACAATGTCAGGTGATGCAAACTCACGGTCTGTGAGTTCAGGCATATTCAATGCACGAGGATGCAGCATCTGCGTCAGTGATGCGTATTCATCCGTGGCACCTGTCCACGTCAGTACGTTAGATGCAGCACCAGCGGTGCATGTAATCGTAGGAGTGTACTCCCCACCACAACGCGGTACGTAGCCATGGAACATAGCGTACGCATTGTTCGCAATGTTCACAGGAGTAGCAGGGCTGCTGCCAGGAGTGAGGTATCCTAGATAGACACGTGAACCTTGCTGATGGAAGGTGAAGGAGAAGAACTGTGACTCAGTGCATGTAACGCCTGTAGCAGTCCAATTTACGAATGTGTAGTCCTCAGACCCACCCTCAGCGGTGCGGCTTACTGTAATACGATATGAAATCTCAAACGTACCGCCATCACGCTTCAGCCAGAAGCGACAACCTTTGGCTTCATCAGACTTCGCACCGCCGATCTGGAATGAGAACTCATTACCCATGGTAGTCCAGTCACCAAGACCAACACGGAATGCGCCGCCCCAGCCGTAGACAGGCACAGATGCTGTCCATGGCATGACTACATCATAGTTACCAGTATTAGCTTCACCGATGATAGAACCATCACGGAGCAGTGGAAGGTTCTCTTGTGCAAAGCCGAGGTTCAGTTGACTGAACTGTGTCTCAGTGTCAATGAGTCCATAGCCATTAGCTAATGCGTAAGAGCGGATGCCCTCAGCAGCATACATGTAGCGTTGGCGCGTCTCCGCCGCAGTGAGCACTGTTGAAGTAGTAGCCTCTGTCTGTGTCTCACCAATGCTATTCGTCATGATGATATCCGGCACTTTCGCCCACCCTTGCATAATAGCAAGTGCATCACGGATGTGCTTCATCTGGAAGCTGACGCCACCATTGCGTGCGCAGCTAACAATGACTACATCAGGAGCTAAGTCTTCGACGTAATCAAGCCATGGCTGATTAACGTCATACCACTGCTGCACAACAGTACCGAAGTGGTTATCTGGGAGCGTGTCCCAGTTCATCCCACCGATGCCACGGTTGTACCAGTTAATGGTTACACCAGGATTGTCACGCTCGAATGCTTCACGCAGCTTACCATGGAAATTACCGATGAACGATACACCATTAACCTGCGGTGTGGAAACAGAGTCTCCCATTAGTACAATGGTAACTTCACCACGTGCGGCTGCGATTGATCCCATAGGACAATGCTGCGAAGCACGGAATGTAGTCAATGGAGGACGAGGCGGTGACGCATCCTTGGGGATGATAGGCTTGAGTACAGGAGAGCTAACAAGTGATCCATCACCAACGAAGATGAGATCAGCAGCTTCCTTGCTCATAGTCGGTACGTAGTATTCCTCTGCAATCTCCATCTTACGATGACCCGCAGCCAATGCTGCTGCAATGCAGAGGTTAACTGCTACACTGTCATCAGTGCTACCATCACCGATAGCATTGAAGTCACGCTTCGGTTCATAGTATTCTGCACCGCTAGTAAGGAAGTTATCCGTCAACGATGGATCAATCGGTCGGATAGACATATTCCCTGGAACAGAACCACCCCATGCGAGGTCAATGACAGTAGCCATTAGCACGTCTCCATATCAATAGTAGGCACATTGCCTCGTTTGTCCACTACCTCAATGCGGAATGTATTGAGCATGTCAGCACGGATATCGAGCTTCTCTGCCGCCTTGTGTCCGCCACGATCTAGTAAGTCTTTGCTAGCAGCTAATGCTACCTTGTCATCTTCACTGTCGATGAGTTCGACTACACGTGTAGCAGCCTTTACCTCACCATTGAGTAGAATACTCTTTACCTCTGTAGCAGCTTCCTGCTTCACAGTCTCAATGATGAACTGTTCTAACTGCGAGTATGCAGGCTGTGCACGGAGCAGAGTAATCTGCTCTACAGTGAACTTAGTAGCTACACTGATCTCTGCATCAGAGAGTCCACTAGCTGTGTAGACAAGGATAGCTGCATAGCTATTCAACTGCTTAGGCAGTGCAGGTAGCTCAGCTAACTTACGATGCGTGTTAGACACTAACCGCTGTGCTTGGCTATTCGATGGAACAGCCACACGTGTAAACGTAGAAGCTACCGATGGGACAACAACTGTCCCATCTGGTAGCCGTAACGGTTCGTTAGCATCAGGTAGCTTGGCCATTAGTCCTTGCTCTTACGTGTACTCTTACTAGCAGCCATCTGCTTACGCTTAGTCAGCGATTGTTTAATCGCAGCACCAGCACCAGCGGTATCAGCACTGCCACCACTGCGGGGAGTAGCAGTGTTAGATTGTGTAGTTTGTGGAGTAGCAGTGTTCCGTGCGCCCATCGGCGCGGACGGATCACTCTCTCCCTTCCACATAGGCGTGTTCGTCTTTACAGACGATGCAGGAGCAGAGGTCGCAGGAGTCTGTGCATTACCACCTTGAATGAAGTCATCTACTCCTTCACCACGGTAAGTAGAACGCTGTCCTGCTTGCGTACGTGCAGCCAATGCTTCATCAAAGCCTTCACCTGCTTGGTTAAGCATGTTCGACGGCGGACGTGCGGGGTTCTGTCGCATAGCGTCCATCGTCCGCTGTCGCAAGAACTGCTGCATAGCAGGATAAGCACGATTTGCAAGACCAACAGGTCCAGTCCCAAATAGGACGAGTGGAAGATCGGGATTAGGATTAGGTATTCTCCCTGCACGGATATCCTCCCCGATGGTTTTTAGTGAGAACTCACGCTGCGCTGGCGCAGCAGCTACAGGCGTGGGGGCAGCAGCAGTACTTGTAGCA